CGGGTGTTTCGTTGACCCAACCGTTACGTCTAACAGAAACGCGCAAGTCAATGGTCGGGTGCGACTTAATGACGCGGGTACGGGTCTGCCCGGTTCAGTTAATACAACTGGTTATTTTAATGATTCGTCAATAGACGGTGAAACCGTGGGCAATCGTCTTGACATTACATTTTACGCGTCGCTTACGTCTGCCGATTTTATAACGCTGCAACTAAGCAAAACAGAAATATCGGGCAGTGACGACGACGACGCGACTGAAATATTGTTTACTGCGGAACGGGTGAAATAATGGCAAAAGTTGTTGTGACAACCGGGCTTGACTGGCGCAAGATTGCTGAACTGGCTGGCGCGGACCCGAATGAAAATATGTTTGACCCGGCAACAAGCGAACTTGAAGTTGTGGGGGTTACGCAGGCGGCGCTTAATACGGCGTTCGCAACATATACCGGCGATCAGGCAAACATTGACGCGGCAACGGCAGCGGCGCGTGAACTTGAGCGGAAAGAACAGGCTAAAGGCAATTTTGATTCGCAAAGAGTTTTGGTTGGGTTTGCAAAATTGTTAATCAAAGAATTGAATACGCTGCGCACGTTGCACGGCCTGCCTGACAGAACATTTGCGCAATTGCGGACTGCGCTGCGGGATGAAATTGACACAGGATAGTTAAGAGAATTACAATGCGGCCCTGAGCGATTGGGCGAATAAAGGGTTAAGAAAATTTTTGTGAGGGTTGGAAAATGAAAACCAAACGGCAGCGAATCGAAGGTATGCTTTACCGGGAAATTCAGTTCAGAACTGACGGCATTATTGACGAAGACGAACGCCGCGTTAAAATTTCTATTTCTTCGGAAACGCCCGTAATTCGGCGCAGCTTTTTCAGTGACCCTTGGGTTGAAGTGCTAGGGCATAAGCGCGGCGAACCTAATCTTGCGCGTATGAATGGCGGCGCAAGTGTTCATTACAATCATTCCCGCGCCCGCACTGACCGCATTGGCATTGTTGAGTCTGTCAAGCTTGTCACTATTAAAGACGGCACGCGCGCAGAAGGGAAAGACAAAATGCGTCGCCTTGAAGGCGTCGTGAGAATTTCAAAACGCGAAGACGTTGACGACATTTGGACAGATATTAGCGACGGCGTTTTACGAAATATTTCCGTTGGTTATACAGTTGACGAACGGAAGTTGACCCGCGAAAGCGGAACGGGCGAACCTGACGAATTTAGAATTACGTCATGGACACCAATGGAAGTTAGCTTTGTGGACATCCCTGCCGACCCTTCAGTTGGCGTTGGTCGCAACGAACAAGGCGAAATGGCATACCGTGTAATTGATCTTGAACCTGAAAAGGAAACAAACCAAATGAAATTTCGATACGATGAAAACGGCAATCCGCTTGCGGACACGCCTGAAACACGCGCCGCAATTTTAGCTGGCACTGCGACGAAAGAAGACGGTAGCCCTTATGTGCTGTCTGACGAAGCACGCGCCTTGCTAACCGCTGCGCCTGCCGCCCCGGCAGCAACGCCCCCGGTTGCTACAATCGACGCTGACGCAGCACGCGCCACGGCGAAAACCGAAGGACATGCTGAAGGTGTTGCGGCAGAACAAACGCGCGTTAAAGATATTAACGCAATCTTTCAACCCTTCGGTGATACACACGAAACGGTTCGCAAGGCGTGCATTGACGACGGCAGTTTGTCTGTCGAAGACGCACGGCAAAAGTTGCTTACTGAACTTGGCAAGGATTCAAAGCCCGGTCAGTCAGGCGACGCGTTGCGCATTGAATCGGGCGAAGCTGGCGCTGATAAATTTGTTCGTGGTGCTGGCCTTGCGTTGGAAATGCGCGCAGGCACGATAAGCGACGAAGACCGCAAAGCGTTTGACAACAGCTTTGGCGGGTTTTCGCTTGTTGATCTTGCACGGCAGGCATTGGCAATTGAAAACATCAACACTTTGCAAATGTCGCGCATGGAACTTGTTGGGCGTGCGTTCACTTCGTCAGACTTCCCGCTTATTCTTGCGAATCAGGCAAACAAGTCAATGCTGAAAGGCTATGACGAAGCGCCTGAAACGTGGAATATTTGGGCGCAGACTGGCAACTTGTCTGATTTCAAAGTGGCAAGTCGTGTGAACCTGTCAACGTTTAACAATCTTGACCTTGTTAGCGAAGACGGCGAATACAAGTACGGCCAGTTCAGCGAAGAAAACCAAACGATTCAGCTTGCCACTTTCGGCAAACTGTTTTCGATTTCGCGGCAAGCGATTATCAATGACGACTTGGGAATGTTTACAAGAATTCCTTCGTCAATGGGTCGCGCCGCAAGTCGGACGGTTGGCAATCTTGCTTACGGCGTTATCACGTCTAACCCGCTGTTGTCTGACGGTGTTGCGTTGTTTAATGCCGCGCACAATAACCTGAACCTTTCAGGTGCGGGCGGTACACCGTTGACGGCTGACGCAGTTGGCCTTGCGACGCTTGGCACAATGCGCAACGGAATGGGTTTGCAGACTGACATTGGTGCGAATGCTGTCGGCCTGAATATCCGGCCCGGGTTCTTGCTTGTGCCGTTGGCGCTTGAAGACACGGCGAAGGCATTAATGACTGACACCACGGCACCGGGACAAGCAAACCCCGGCGTTCGCAATCAGTTGGTCAACATGGCACAGGTTGTTTCTGACCCGCGCCTTGATGCTGACAGCGTGACGCGGTATTACCTTGCCGCAACGCAACAGTGGGATACGATTGAAGTTGCGTTTCTTGACGGCAACCAAGCCCCGACCCTTGAGCAACAAACGGGTTGGGCCATTGACGGTACGGATTTCAAGGTGCGGATTGATATTGCTGCCGCGCCTATGGACTTCCGTACATGGCAGCGTGACGACGGCAGTTAATAACTGACGGTAACAGTGCAACAGGCTTGCGGGGTAATCCTGCCCCGCAAGTTTATTTAACCCAAGTATAAATTGATTAGAGGGTAAGAAAATGCGAAACAGGATACAAAACGGTAAAAGCTTAAACGTCTTACTTGCCGCAGACATTAGCAGTGGTGACGCGCTGCAAATTGGCGACTTGTTAGGCGTTGCATCTGTTGACGGTCTAAGCGGTGAAACTATTGCTTTCCGCGTCATGGAAGTTTTCAATTTACCAAAGACAACTGCGCAAGTTATCGCGCAGGGTGATTCGGTGAATTGGGATGCTTCTGCGGGCACGGCAGGCGAAGTGACAGGCGCAGCGACGGCGGCGGCGGGCGACGTTACCGGATTCGGTACGGCACACGAAGCGGCTGACGGTACAACGTCTGACGTTGATGTATTGCTGGCACCGGGATCAGGTGTAGGTTCGTAAGAACTAATGCCTGACTTTGATACGGCAGACGCGTCGGTTATTTTGACGTTTGGCGAAGACGTAACGTACACGCCAGACGGCGGCGCGCCTGTCGTTATTAAAGGTTTTTTTCAAAACCCTGACGAAAGACCAGATACTTTTGACGTTGAATTTGAAGGCAATGACCCGCAAGTTACGACGTTATCAAGCGACACCCCCGCACCAACGCAGCAAGACACGTTTTTGATTCGCACAATTTTATATAACGTTAAACAAGTCGAGATTGATGAAAGTGTGCTGCGCGTTTTCCTACTGCTAGAGGCTTAAACAAATGTCAAAGACATATATGCAAAAAGAAGACAAGAACGGCAAACGAAGCGGCGACATTGTTTGCATTGCGCTTTCCGATTGGGCCAGTTATCGCACAAGCGGTTATGCTTTTGTTGAAACCGACGAAGACGGCAACACGCCTGAACAACAGTTTGTTGCGCAAAGTTCAGGGAATGATTTGCCCCGTTCGAAACAAAACGGCGGTGACGACGACGAAGGCGTTTCAATGGACAATACGAAAGCTGAAATTGCTGCGTACCTTGACGCCAATGACATTGAATACGACGACGGTTCAACAAAGGCAGAAATGCTTGACCTGATTTAAATGACGACATTGTTTGAACAAGCTGTTGTGGCAATGGAAGCAAACATTGCCGCAGACCTAACCGTTATTGCGGACGGTGCAACGGTGACGCGCGCAAGAGTTGGCCCGTGGCAAGGTGCTGACTTGCCCGCGTATGTTTTGACATACGGGCCAGACGCGTCGCTTGGTGACCTTGGCCCGTCCAACGTTCGTTTTATTGATTGGGAATTTGTCGTGTTCGTGGATTATTACGACAAGCTTACGACCACGGCGCTTGATTCGGTTTTGCAAGCGGCACGGGCGAACATTCACCGCGCCTTAATGGCAGACGTGACACAAGGCGTTGCATTTATTTTGACAACGATACCGCAGGGTGCAGACGAACCGTTGCTTGATGATTCGGTTGAACAGAAAACAATTGCATACCGCACCAATTGGGTTGTTCGACTGCGCACAGATATTGAAGACATTGAAACGATTTAAAGGAACTTTGCCATGAAAAAGAAAGAAGGCGTTGCCATGAAGACCAACAAAGGCGGCAGTGTTACCGTTCACAAAGACGGCAAAGTTGCGAAGACCGTAACGAAAAAAAAGGCCAAACTGAAAACTAAAGACACAACTGAAAAGGACAAAGACGATGGGACTAACTAACCGCGAAGTAATACTTGCAGAGATTGAAGTAAGTTACGGCGTTGACCCTGTACCAGTCGAAGCCGACAATGCAATTCTTGTCGAAAATATCGGTTGGTCTAACGAAGGGTTGCGCATGAATGAACGGCCCGCAGTGCGGCAGAATATCGGCATGTTGCAAATGGTATTCGGCGGCACACTGCGCGCAATGACGTTTGACGTTGAAGTGAAGGGCGGCGGCGGCGCAGTCGATTTGCCCCCGGAATTTGGCCCGTTGTTGCGTGCTTGCGGTTTTGGCGAAACGATTAACGCGGCGACTGACGTGCAATACGCGCCCGTTTCGACAGGGCATGAAAGCATAACGATTTATTATTTCCAAGACGGCATTCGTCATATTCTGACTGGATGCGTCGGAAATGTTTCGTTTAACCTTGAAACCGGCGCGCTTGGCAAAATGTCGTTTACGTTTACCGGGCACTTGGTAAGTGTGACTGACGTTGCGCTGCCGACAGGCCCGGTTTACCAAACCAACGTGCCGCCCCCGCTTATCAGTACGCCGTTCACAATTGGCGGCTTTGCTGCGGTCATAAATGCTTTAACGTTCGACATGTCGAACACGGTTGCAACGCCGCCAGATATGTCGGCAAGTGACGGTTATTCGACAGTGAGAATAACGCAACGCGACGTGCAAGGCAGTTATGATCCTGAAGCTGATTTGATTGCCGCTGACGACCCGTTTACAGATTTGAGCGCAGGCACACAGCTTGCAGTGACAACGGGTGTAATCGGTTCTGTGGTTGGTAATCGCATTCAGTTTGATATGCCGGTTGGATACAACAAGGACGTTTCACCGGGCGACAGGGACGGCGTAAGAACCTATGACATTCCGCTTGGATTTGCGGAAAGTGCAGGCGACGACGAAGTTAATATAACTTTCACCTAAAAAAGCACGACAGCAAAAAGGGCGCACGACATGAGTATTACAGCACTGACCGGCCTTGTGCCGGAATGGTTCACGCCGGATTCTGAAAAGGAAAAAGACGACGCGGCGCGGTTCAAAGTGAAACCACTTGATTCGAAACAAATGGTTGAGATTCAAGCGTTTCATAAAGAAAGCGGCGGCATAGCGCCAGAAGGGTTATACCGTGCAATGGAAATTTCAATTTTGGAATGGGAAAATGTTCTCGGCGTGAATGACAAACCGTTGAAGTGTACGCGGGGGAATGTTAAAGCAATTCCGATTGAAGTAATTGCCGAAGTTGGAGCGCACGCAATTTCAATTTCTTTTTTAAGTGAGGACGACGAAAAAAACTGATTATCGCAGTTGAAGTGCAAGCCAACGCAAAGGCTTTCAACTGCGGTAAATGTGATTGCGACGACGACTTTAATGCAGGGTTTGAAAAATGGTATATACCTGAAATTGATTTTAGCAGTTCAATTTGTTTGCGGCAGATGGTTACTGCTCGGAGTGTTCAGTTATTAAGAATTTATAATCAATATCAGGTGAATATTTTGCCGCTGGCCGGGGGTTGGTTAGACCAACCGAATTTGTTCGTTGATGCAATGGAAACAATCGCAAATCACAAGGCACTGAGCGAAAGGAATAAATAAAAGTGGCAGACAGGACTTGGACAGGGCGACTGCTGTTAAGGGGCGAAGACCGTGGTATTTCCAAGTCTGCGCAGAAAGTCGAAACCGCCATTGGCGGTGTTACCGCAAAGTTAAAACAATTTGGTGCGCTTGCTGCCGCAGCGGGCGCGGTCGCGGTGTTTGCCGGTTCAGTTTCCAAGATAAAACAATTTGAAAAATCAATTTCTGATTTGGCTGCAATCACTGGCGCGGCAGGCGACGACCTTCGAAAATTAACTGAAGCTTCAAAAGAAATTGGCCGCACAACAACGTTGACAGCTTCACAAGCCGCTGAAGCGTTCAAGCTTATCGCCAGCGCCAAACCTGACTTACTTGACAACGTTGCTGCCCTTGAAGAAACGACACGCGCGGCGGTGACACTGGCTGAAGCCGCTGGCCTTGAACTGCCTGACGCGGCAACTGCGCTTGGTGAATCGTTAAACCAATTTGGCGAAGGTGCTGACAGCGCGGGAAAATTCATAAACATACTGGCAGCGGGTGCAAAGTTTGGTTCGTCGGAAATAAACCAGACAAGCGAAGCGTTAAAAAATGCGGGCACCGTGGCAAAACTTGCGGGCCTTTCATTCGAAGAAACAAACGCGGCCATTCAGGCGCTTGCTGCTGCCGGTATTAAAGGCAGCGACGCAGGCACCAAGCTTCGCAGCGTGTTAATTAAACTTCAGGTGCAGGCTGAAGACAAGTTTAACCCTGCCGTTGTTGGTATTAATCAGGCGCTTGAAAATCTTGGCGACGCGAATTTAAGCGTTACTGAAAAAGTTGCAATCTTTGGCGAACGTTCAGTTGCAACCGCAGACGTTTTGATTTCACAACTTGACGTGTTAAATCGCGTTGAAGAACAGGTGACAGATACAAGCGAAGCATACGACCAAGCTGCAAAAAGAACTGATAATTTAGACGGTGACGTTAAACGTTTATCGTCCGCGTTCGAAGCGTTTCAATTAAATCTTGGCAACGGAATGTTGCCTGTGCTGCGCGATACCATTCAGGCGTTCACAGATATTTTTAACGCAATCACTGCGGTCAGTGGCAGCGAAGGTATAAACAAAGCTGACCAACAGTTTTCAATTTTCAATGCGACTTTGAAAACGTTGGCGGTTTCGTCCAACGTGTTAATAAATATTTTTGATGCAATTGCTGACGTGCTTGGTTTTGTTGGCCGCGCAATTGTTGCCGCGTTTGAAGGCGACTTTGAATTAATTGGTTTGGGCTTCGAAGAATTGAAACGTGATTTAGAAGGCGAGTTTATAGACATTGGCGACTTTGCCGCGAATACATTTAATCCTGAACTTGCTGCCGAAGTTAAAGCAAACATGGATGCGTTTTATAAAGAACCAGTGATTGAAGTTATTGACCAGACCAACGCGGCAGTTGCGGAAAAGGTTTTGACTGCGGGCGAAGAACTTGCGGCGGCGAACGCCGAAATTGCTGCCGCGAAAGCACGCGCAGACTTCGAAGACCGCGAAAATTTGCTTGAAAGAATTCGTGAATCGAACCGCACAGAAATGGAAATTTTGATTGAAAATGATGCTTTGAAAATTGCAGAACTTGAATTGTTATTAAGCGAAAAACTTTTAACTGAAGAAGAATTTCGTGAAAAGTTTCTTGCAGCGGACGAAGTTTTTCAGGCGGCACGTCTTGCAATAGAACAAAAAGGTTTGAAGGCCAGCGAAAAATTCAGCGCGCTTTCTGCTACCAACAAAACAAAATTTGTTTTGTCTGAAGCGTTACGGTTGACGCAGGGCGTTGCACAAAGTAACAAAACACTTTTCAAGATTAATAAAATTTCTGCGATTGCAAACGCCATTATCAACACGGCGCAAGGCGTCACGCGAAGCTTGGCCGAATATCCCGCCCCGATAAATATTGCAATGGCTGCATTGACTGCGGCGGCAGGGCTTGCACAAATTCAAGCAATTCGCAGCACACAGTTTTCAGGCGGCGGCGGCGGCACGACACCAAGCGCCGCAGGCAGCGCGCCGACAATTAATGACCGCCCTGTTGGCGGTGCTGGCGGGATACCGCTTGACACGTTGCTTGCTGGTCAAGGTGGCCCGGGCGGCGTGGCGCAACGGATTGACATTAACATTGACGGCCTGCAAGAAGGCGGGCTTATAAGTGCCGACGACACGCGTAAATTAATTATGAGCATAAACGACCAACTTGGCGACGGGGTTAATTTGAACGTTGGCCCTGACGGTACTGGCACGGGAAGTTAAAGAAAATGGGAATTGTAGTACAGCAAGGCGGCACTTGGGTTGCAGGCAATTCATACCTTGGTTATGACTCTTTGTTTTTGCGCAGCGACGCTGTTGTTTCGGCCAGTGCTGAAGACGCGGGCTTTCCTGTTGAAAACGCGACGAACTGGCTGACATATTTCGGCGGTTGGCAAACCAGTGTTGTTGGACAAAATACAATCACTGCGACTTTTTTAACTGCAAAAGCTGCAAGCGGCTACGCTATTTTTAAGCACAATCTTGGTGACATTGGTGGCACTGTAAAATTGCAGCACAGTGACGACGGCGTAATTTTCACTGACATTGCAGGCAGTGAACAAACGCCAGCAAATAACAAGGCAATCTTTTTCATTTTTGATGTTGAAAGTCACCCCATTTGGCGTTTACTTTTTTCGGGCATTAGTGCAACTCAAACATTAATTCTTGGTCAAGCTTTTGTTGGTCCGACAACGCGCGTTTTTGGCGGGCCTGAAACTGGTTGGACGCCCCCGAACCTTGCCTTCAATGATAAGTTTGTTAACAGTCGTGCAGACGGCGGTGACTTTCTTGGCCGTTCGTTAATTCGAAAAGGTGCAAAGACTGGCTTCAATGTTTCGGCGGTGCCTGCTGTTTGGGTGCGTGATAATTGGGAACCTTTTTTGACGGTCGCACAGTTGCAGCCTTTTTATTTCGCGTGGAATATTGTTGATTTTCCGTTTGAAGTTGCGTATTGCTTTACTGAAGACAACGTGAAAAAACCGACATACCAAAGCGCGGCACACTTAAACATTAGTCTTGATTTTATTGCGTTGCTTGAATGACTTTCATTACGAAAACTTTAGAAGTTGGCAGGCGTGCTGCGAACATTCTTGAACTTGACCTTGATGCGTGTGAAAACAGTTATGGTTTGTCGCCGTGTACGGCAACGCTTGCGCTGACAAATAACTTACTGCGTTCGCAAGAATTTGACAGTGGCGATTGGACAAAGGCGGCGGTCATTGCTGTTGCGAATGATATTAATGCGCCTGACGGTACTTTAACCGCAGACAAGCTTGAAATTAGTTTTGCCGGTGCTGCCGAAAAACTGATTTATCAAGACGCGACGCCAATACCAATACCGCAGTTCGCCGTGCCTTACACCTTTTCGGTTTTCGCTAAAGCTGACGAACTGCAATATCTTGAAATACATTACTCTGACGGTTTCATTGAAGCGCCTTTTGCAATTTTTGATTTGGTGAACGGTTCGCTTGTCGATTCGGGTGACTTCGTTGGCAGTGCGTTCATTGATGCACAAATGCACGCGGTTAAAGACAGTGCAGAGATAAAATGGTTTCGTTGCATGTTAACGTTCAGCCCCCCAATTTCTGCAAGCACTGAAAGAATTGGTTTCCGTATATTGGACAGTACACTTGTGCCGTCTTGGACAGGCGCGATTGGTGACGGTTTGCATTTGTGGGGGGCACAAATTCGTGCCGGATTATTCCCGGGAAAATATCAAGTCACGGTTGCTGCCGCTGTTGACGGCATGGGGAATGTTGACGACCTTTGTTTTAACACTTTCGACACTTGCCAAGACACGCCGAACTATATTAAAGAAGTTCGCACTTACCGTTTTATTGACAGGCTTGACCGGCCTGCTGATATTGCTGACGCAGCGCCAGCAATTACAAATATTTCTTACGGATCAACACGACTTGACCCGGGCGGCGGGTTGGCGTTTCGCGGCAAGATAACAGTCAGCCTGCAAGACTTCACAACGAATGACGGCACGCTTGACGACTATACGCGACAAAGAACTTATGACCCGTTAGACCGCAGCACATTTTTTGCGAAGTTGAAAGCGCGACACAAATTTTATATTGGTCGGCCAATGCGTGTACTTGAAGGTTACATGGATGAACCTTTTGACATTGCGAATTTTCGCACACGCGAATTTATTATTGAACAAATTGTTGGCCCCGATAAAACTGGCAAGGTTCAGATTATCGGCAAAGACCCGTTGAGTTTAGCGCAGAATAAACGCGCGAAGGCACCAACGCCAAGCGTCGGCACATTGCTTGCAAACATAACGGCGGTGTCAGCAAGCTTGACAGTTTCGGCGGGCGACGGGCCTGACTATGACGTTGATATTCATTTAAGAATTGACGACGAAATAATGTTAATTGGCGTGCGTGCTGGCGACGTGCTGCCTGTGACACGCGGGCAAGGTGGTACAACTGCGGCGGCACACACCGCAGGCGCAGCGGTGCAAAGTTGTTTAACGTATGACGACGAACCAATTATTAACGTTATTCAAAACTTGCTTGAAGACTTTGCAAATATTGACCCGTCATTTATTCCGTTTGCTGATTGGCAAATTGAAGAAGCGGCAACCTTGACCGGCTATGATTTGACAACGATTATTAGTGAACCGACAGGCGTGCGAAAACTGTTAAAAGAAATTGTTGAAGTTTCGTTGCTTGACATTTGGTATGCAGACGTTGACCAAGAAATAAAATTGAAACTGCAAACACCGTTTACCGACGTAACAGAAATGTTGAATGACGACGAAGACATTCTTGCAGATTCATTGCGAATTAAAGACGACACCAACCGACGCTTGACGCGTGTGTTGATTTATTACGGCATTAAAAATTTCGCACGCGACCTGACTGAAACCGAAAATTATTCGTTGGCGAATTTTGAAATTGAAGCCGACAAAGAAAGCGTAAACAAATTCAACGACGAAAGAATAAGAGTAATTTTTTCGCGTTGGATGGACGCAAGCAATATTACGCAAATTCAATTAACGTCGCAACGATTGCTTCAACGCTTTGGCAATATGCCAATCGAAATTTCGTTTGACCTTGACGCGAAAGACGTGCCGCTTTTGGAAACGGGTGACGTGTATGACGTTGAAACGCGTTTAATTCCCGGTGCGTTAGGGTTGCCCGTGCCGACGCGGTTTCAGGTGATTGAAACGAAGCCGCTTAAACCGTCTTCGATTTATAAGTATACGTCGCTTGCATTTTTTGCAGACGCAACGCCTGACAGTTTGGTAGTCAGCGCGAATGAAACAAATTTTGATTTGTTCGTTGAACTTGGTGGCCCGCCCGGGCCGGTTGACGTGACCGTAACAATTAATGCGGGTGTGTTTATTCGCGGGACAACTGGCAACCCGGCTTTTAAAACTGACGGGATGCACCCTGATTCAACTTTAATTTTAATTAACAACGGGCACATTCACGGCCACGGCGGCGCGGGCGGTAACGGCGGTTCAGCGTCTATGATTTATGAGCAAGAATTAGTAATTTGTGTTTTTGGTGGTTCTGCGGGCGGCGGTTCAGCCGGTCTAGCGGGCGGCGACGCAATGAATATTACCGTCAGTGACATTGAAATTGATAACACAAACGGCGATATTTTTGGCGGCGGTGGCGGCGGTGGCGGCGGCAAAGGTTTTCGAAGTTCTAGCCAGCCAATTGTACGCGGCGGCGGTGGTGGCGGTGGCGGGCTTGGCGAAGACACCGCAGGCTTTGGGGGCGGCGGTACTGCGACAATTGACCCGGGCAGTTTTGGCGACTGCGGCACAGAAGAAGAAAGCCCCGGCACCGCAGGCACGGGCGGCACTGACATTGCAAACGGCACTGGCGGCGCTACGGGCGGCACAGGTGCAGGCAGTGGTGGTGACGGCGGCAATGATTGGGGGCAAGACGGTGACCCTTCAAGCATTGGCCCCGGGGGCGGGCCGGGTGGTTTTGCAGTAAGATTAAACGGGGCTTTGATAACTTTTACGGGCGGCGACAATCCGGCCCAAGTTAAAGGTGCGGTAGCATAATGCAAAAATTTCAAAACAACATTCAAGATCAGTTTGGGAATGAAATAAATCTGACGACAATTACAGTGCGCAACGTTGTTGGCGGTGCGCTTGCCTCACTGTTTTCTGACGACGGTGTGACACCGCTTGGCAATCCGTTCACTGCACAAGAACTATCAGAATTTTTCTTTTATGCGAACAACGGTCGCTATGATGTTTTTGTAACCGGGCCTGCGGTTGACGAATTTCTTGACGTTCTTTTGTTTGACCCTGACGACGCTGGCACTGACAAAGCCACTGCACGCACAGGGGATTTCTTTTTTGATGCTGACGTAACTGGCAGTGACCCTGAAAACAATAGTATTAAATTTAATAATGTCACGCCTTCAGTTGTTACCAGTTGTCGAATTGCTTTAAACGCTATTGGTGGCACGTTGATTGCAGATTTAACGGCCTTGTCCCTTGTCGGCAGTCGA